ACCTGTTTCAGGTAGAACACCACGTTTTTCAAAATACTTAGATAATCTTTGTCCTTGGAAATAATCTTTTAATCCTGTTTTAAAACTTCCACCTGCTATAACCTCTTTACCACCTGCCTTGATACCACTTAAAGCTTTATTACCAGTAATCATGTCTAAACCACTTCTTAATTTTGACGCTAACCCTGGACTAACTTTTTCAATTCCTCTAACTGTGTTTTGAACTGCGGGTTCTTTAACGTATTTACCTAAACTACTAAACTTTTTAGCCATCTGAGGGTTTTTTGCCAAATATTCTGATAATGTTTTACCGCCAGCTTTCATTGCCATTGTACCTTCTCTACTCCCTTTGAATAATTTAATAATTGGTTTAGCAATAAAATCACCAACTGTTGGGATTAACGCAATTAACATTAACGCGGCATATAATTTTTCACCTTTATAAAGATAATAACATATTAAAGCAATGTCAGCAATTTCTCCAACGACAGGAATAAATCCTGCTGCCATTAAAATATTTTCAAAACTAAATAAAGATTCGTTAATGGTTCCTTTTTTGGATTTTTGTTCACTTAAAACTTTATTGGTAATAAGTCCCAATTGTTTTTCAGTTATTATAATTTGGCTCATTTTGTTTTTTAATTATAAATATCCATAAAACAAAAAAAAGGGTCGTTAAACCCTTTTACTTAAATTCTATTTTAGTTTGTTTGTTTAAATCAACAAAATGTTGTACTCGTTTATTGGCAACTTCAACGTAATTTGGACTGAGTTCTATTCCAATCCATCTGCGTTCACTGATTTCCGCAGCAACCAAACTAGTTCCGCTACCTGCGAATGGGTCAAGAACAATATCATTCTTATATGTAAGAATCTTAATTGCCCTCATTGGAATGTCCATTGAGAATGTTGCCTTTGTTTGTTGTTTTGTATCAGCAAAATATTCCCATTGACCATAAACTAAAGACATAAATTCTTTCTTATCTTCTTCTTGATAAACAGCCTTGGTTTTTACTGTTCCGTCTTCTTGTTCCATGTCAACCATCTCTGACTTCCATTGTGGTTGACCTTTAATCTTTTTAATACGGTCTTTCTTGTAGGCTAATATAACACACTCTTTTGGGTTATATATGTAAGGACTTGAAGGACTCATCCATGAACCCCATGCCGTGGTCTTACTTCTGTGTGGTGAGTTCTCATCAAGGTCAACTAACCCATAGAATTGGAATCCAACTGACTTCATTACTGACCAAAACTCAGACATAAATAAAACTCTACCTCCTCGGTCTTGTACATTAACTTCGTAAGGAATGTTTATCGCAACACGACCATCATTCTTTAAGACACGGAAAGATTCGGTTAACCACTTTTTAGTAAAATCCCAATATTCTTCCATTGTCATTGTATCATTGTGTACATCGTAATCAATCCCAACATTGTATGGAGGAGATGTCACAACCAAGTCAACAGAGTTTTCAGGAAATTTAGACATTTCATCTATACAGTTCCCATTAATAATTTTTCCTGTTTCTAACATATTTTTTTCTTTTTATCTAATATAAGCAATTTTGTCCTTAATAACAATCTCGTTGTCTGTTTCAAACTTAATTTTTCCGTTGTGAGTGATTTTATTGTTAATATTACGAGTTTCAATAATGGTTTCAATAGGTACTTGAATATCAAAGTTTGGTACTCCCAAACTAATTTCATTGTTTTCTGAATATATTGAAAATCCAGTAATACCTCTTCCAATTATATAAAACACCATTACTCTATTGTCACCATTTCATTTTCCATCGTTATTCTCTGAGCATCACAACCAATTTGGGGTTTAACACCAATTCCTGGTATGTCCTCAATAAATCCTTTTGTTGGACAATTGAATCTAACATTATCTACTAATAGAGTTGAACCGTCTATGGTTAACTTCCAAGGTTTTTCACCTGAGTTATGTTTGGAATTATATCTGAGTCTGACTTGCATCTTCTAAATTTTGTATTCTTCTTTCAAGATACCATAAAGATTTTTTTAAATCTTGAAGTTCTTTATCGGCCCCTTTTTTACCCGCTCTTGAAATATATTTCACGGTATTACCAAGATGAAAATCTAAATCCCATGCTTCAATAACTTTAATTGCTTCGTATGGATTATCCTCACCACCATAATGTTGTGGATGATTAACTTGTTCCTTAGGAACACTACATTGACAATTACCATCACCTCCATTTAACGGATTACAAATACAATCTTTTTTCATATTATTTTTTTAAATTAAATTTAATTTCTTCTGACGGAACATTTGCCCTTGATTCCATCATTTCTTCTTCAAGTTCATATTGTTCGTCATACTTATATTCTTCCAACAAATCATTACTTGATAGTGTTCCAAACTTTTCACTTAACTTACTGGTGTCAATATCGTCATACATTACATGGAGTGTATCATCAAGTTCTTTTGCAAGTTCCAACGATTCGCAAATAACATTAAGAATACAATATGGATTTGCGTTTGATGCTGGTCTTCTATCTTCAAGATAACCTTTCCAAGTTTCACCTACAGATTTTGGAACTCTGATTGACGCTCCTCTGTCTGACACACCCCAACTGAACTTATCAATTGATTGTGTTTCATGTTTACCTGTTAATCTTAAGTGATTGTCTGAGCCATAGTTCTCAATATGAACTTTTGTTCTTGACCCAAATACTTTAAAGATTGAATTGAAGTATTCTTCTCCTCCTGTTTCTCTCATTCTTTTGTTTGAGAAATTGGTGTGTAATCCTGAACCATTCCAATCTCCTGTTGTTAAAGGTTTTGGATGTAATTCAATTTGATATCCCTGTTTCTCGGCAATTTTGTAAAGAAAGTAACGAGACATCCATAAATCGTCAGCGGCTTGAACTTTACCTTTGGCAAATACTTGGTATTCCCATTGTCCTAAAGCAACCTCAGCATTTGTTCCTTCAATTCCAATCCCATATTCCAAACACATATCCAAATGTTGTTCGGTTAAACTTCTTCCAACCATTTGTCCTCCAACACCACAATAATATGTTCCTTGAGGGTCAATAATACCACCATTATTAAACCCAATAATTGGTTTGTTATGACCTGAGCGAATGAAATATTCTTGTTCAAATCCAACCCAAAAATCCTCATCTTCTTTACCCAATTTTGCTCGGTCATTTGTTTCGTGAACTTTACCTTTATTGTCCATTACTTCACAAAGAACATATACTGTAGAATATTCTGAGATAACACTTTTAACATAAAGTTTAATGGGTTTAAGGTAACAATCGGATGAATATCCTTCGGCTTGTTTTGTTGATGAACCATCAAATCCCCATTCAGGTGTTTCTTTAAGGTCTCCTTTTTCGTTAACGTCAATGACCTTAACTTTGCTTCGTAGATTTGGTTCTGGTTTATAACCATCAAGCCAAACATATTCTAATTTAATTTTCATGATAAAAATGTATAATAATTGTTTTTAATTTTTAAAGACTTTTTGTATCCGTTTCTCACACTAAATAACGGTATTCTTGTCCAAGCAATTCCAATTTTAAATATTCTAAACCAACCACCATCTTTATGATATTGTATTGAGAATAAATAACTTTTAAATAGTTTAATAGAAAATGCTTTAACATATTCGTTATTAACCACATAGTAATCTTTTGCGTATTTTGATTCTTCTATAACATCACTCTCAACCAATTTAGTAATGATGTTCATTGTGTTTTCCATTGATTCTTTAAGAATATACTTTGAAATATAATCAATGTGTATGGGTTGTCTTAGTTTACCCATTAAGTTTTTGATAACTTTTTCTTCCATATTATTGGTTTATTAATTTAATTATTTCTTCGTCTGTTTTACCTTCAACAAATAGGTTATAAACTTTCTCACTCCTTTCATCGTCAAAAATAAACGCATCACTTTTACCATAATAATCCTTTAACGTGTTAGATTGAAGGGCTATTATGGTATTTTGGTAATTTATATATCTCTTGTTAAACCCCATTACCCACAAATATAAATAATTTTTTATTCAGAGTCAAAATTTTTTGTCTTTGATAGGTTAATAATT